CACCCAGGTCCGAGGAGTTTCCTAGCTAATTAGGCTGGGACTTCCTCCGACAACCCTGCTGCGCCTTACGACGCAGCACCCTCCAACACGCACGGTTAATTATGCCGCGCGGAGGCTCTGATTCTTGAAGCGCTGGATAACAGCACCACAATCGAGCGCCCAGATGAATCTACGGTCCTTCATCAGGTCCGTAAAATCAGACTGGAGGTTTGGACACGTGGGGTACCTCACAAAGAGATACCACTCGAGCCAATCCGCGGATGTTACTCCGCCAAGCTTCGAATTGTCGTACTGCTCTTCCATATGCTTCTTGAAACGCTTAGACATGGTATTCTCCATTTCTAAGACTCACCCTATTTGAATGAGTCGGTTGAAGTGCTATTCAGTATTACCTCTCGATCCGCAACAGCGGTGAAAGGAGGTTCGCAACTAAAGCGGACCTTAAGGTAGTACCTTGGGTTAGTGAGAAGCGGTTTCCCGCAACCCATTGACACCATGATACGGCACTTTGACGTCCTCATCATTTAGGTATGAGAGCGCCTCTTGAAGCTCATATGCTCCGATGTGGGTAACCGAGAGATCCTCCGGCTCCATAACCCTCATAAGATCGAGGGTGTAGAGACCAGAGTTCTTAATGGTGACCTTGACTTCGTCAAGGAATTCACCATAAGAGTCACTCTCGCGTTCCTTCATCAATAGAGCGAGCATCAGTGTTAGCGGGCTCCCATAGAAGGCCAATTCTGGCCTTCCGGACGTCGGCATATTCAGACACAGTCCGAGCATGCTCATGACTGTGCTTGCTGGCAAAGAAGTCCAGCAATGCCGGAAGTCCGTCCCGTGGGTGTTCGTGAGTTCGGACAGATAATGCCCAAACTCTAACCTCGTTCCGATGAAGGCGAGAATTCCGTCTTTTATCAAGATGAGATTCATCGCCTCCTGAATACGAGGTGACACCCCGGAACCCAGTATCGTGTGGACCCACAATCCTAATTCGGCGTCGTAGACGCTGAGGAAGTAGGTCGAGCATGGCTGTTGAGGCATACCAATATCCTTTAGTAAAGAGGTTGTTGGAATTGTCTACTACAGCCTGGCACGATACCGGGCTGTCGGCGACAATGTGCTTAGGCTTAAGCGGAGTCACATCGTACCCCGCGAAGCCATCTGTGCCACAGGACTCCCTAAAGTGACCGCGAACATAAGATTTGTCCACGTTCACCTTAAGTTCAAGGAGTTCCATAGCACGCACTAGTCGCCCATACCCGTGTGCTGGCAATATAATATCA